CCAGCTACTAATAAATATTCTTTTTCACCTAACACTTCTAATGGCTTAAATATAATTTTAACAATTAATTATGAATACATTTGATTTTATAGAAGTTTATAAATTTCCTCCTCACTTATGTGATAATTTTATAGAATATCATAAGAAAAACACAGAATATAAACAAGAGGGTAAAGTTGGTAATGGTAATATAAGAAAAGATATTAAACAATCTACTGATGTAATTTTTTTTAATCCAGTAAATGTAAAGTTTATAAAAGATTTTTTTGATTTACTTACAAAAGCTCTTATACATTATACAGATAAATATAAAGTTTCAGTAAATTTAAAAACTCAAGACCATCATTTTATTCAACATTACAAAAAGAAAGAAGGATTTTATCAAACTCATTATGAAAGAATGAGTAGAGGCGCTGCTCCACGAGATATAGTTTACATGTTATATTGTAATGATGTTAAAGAGGGAGGAACTAATTTTCCATTTCAAAACAAAAAACTTGATTGTATAAAAGGGGATCTGGTCTTATGGCCTGCTCACTTTACACATCCTCATCATGGAGTGATATCAGAAGACGAAGAAAAATATATTGTAACAGGATGGTTTGAAATAAAATGAATATATCTAATTACTATTGGTACTTTCAATCTGCTGTGCCCGAAAGAATATGTGATATGATTGTACAATATGGCAAAGCTGAAAAACAAAGAGAGATTATGGCCATTACAGGTGGCTTTGGTAGAGACAGAGATTTAAGTAAAAATCCTCTTAACAAAGAAGAAGTAAAAGATTTACAAAAGAAAAGAGATTCTAATATTATTTGGATGAATGACAGATGGATCTATAAAGAAATACAACCTTATATACATCAAGCAAATCAAAATGCAGGTTGGAATTTTGACTGGGATTTTTCAGAATCTTGTCAATTTACAATATATAAAAAAGGTCAGTATTATGAT